TATTCGCTGGCAGATCGTCTGTATCTGACGTTCGCTTACCGTTAAACCGATGCTTCCTACCACCTCGACTACATATTCACACCACTTACATACGAACGAAAACGCCTTGTAGACGTCGATCTCTTCTACGACGAATCGTTCACGCAGCCTACTGGCAGCGATCAGCGTTGCAGCCTTGAGTCCAGACTTTGCCAATCTATCCATGACAGGTGTTAGAAGCTCGCTGTGGGAACTTTTCAGACCGAAGTCTACCATCTTGTTTTCCATCGCATTGTACAGATCCCACGCACCGTCGGTGAGGTCGACGTCTAGTACTTTGTTTACGGACAAGGTGATTTCTCCAACTCTCACCTCGCCTTGTCCAGTGTACCGACTCTTCATAGTCTGCATTACTTCCACTAGCGCGTTACGTCCTGTTTGGTTCTTGGTGCTAGGTCGTCCTAAAGGTCGTCGTTCCTGCTTGTCTGACTCTGCGCTGATGAATATGAAGCGTGGTACAAGGCCGTCGCTAACGTGCCCGGGCTGTAGTAGTTGAAGAACCTTCGACCTAATACCTCCAGTGAGCATGATTAGCACAGGGTCCTTTACCTCGATTACCTCCTTCCGCAGGACGCGTTTCATATATCTACCATCGTACAGCTTAGTTAACGCTTCGGGCATGCCAGCTAGATAGTCGCGCCTAAGCATCTGGTCGATCATCCCACTGACTTCATCTCGGAAGAATACGCTTGTCTTTCCAGGACGTAAGGACAGTTGGTTGAGTAATCCTTCAATGCTTCCATCGGTAGCCATGACCACATCTGGTTCAACTTCCTGCAGTAGGTCGACGGCTAGTTCGAGAGCGGTGCTCTTCCTAGTAAGCGTCGTGTCCGCTAGAAGCATGAACCACAGGTTTGGTTTGATGTTTGCGAACTGCACAGGTACTTGTAGCGAGCCGGCAAGCAAGCTGCTTAGTATAGTGAATGCACCTGCTTGGTGGTACCCTTCTGCAGCGTCACCGACTCCTTTAGCCCAGTCGACATACTGTTCAATGAAGGTGTAGTCCTCTTTGGCAGCTTCGAGTTCTACTTCAGATAAGAGCTCAGGCTGTTTGTAGACGTATCCGCCCTCGACAACCTCAGTCCGCTCAGCAACTCTAGCCCAGGCTTTACATACCTCTCGCCAGAGCATAACCTCACTTCGGTCATCCCTACGATACTTGTTGCATCTGGCTTCTCGAACTATACCGAATATTTCTTCCCGACTCAGGCCAGTTTCTGCTAGAAGCATCTCAAGATTCCACAGGGCTTTAGACCAGTCAGCTTTGGGCTCTAACTGGAACAGCCTGTAGACTTCGGGAGGAAGGTTATTGCCGTGAACTGCTAGTATCGTGTCCGCATCTTCGATGGACTCGGGCATTGGCCAGTCGGTGTTTGCGCCCGGTGCGACTTCTGGGTACACCGCGAATGTGTTCAGTGGTACGTTGTCGTCTGCTTTGGTGATGGCTACAACAGAAGGTGGACGATACTTGTGGTTGAGGGTGTATGGTATACGTAGGAGCTGGGTTAGATCCCATCCCGATGTGTCTGCGCCCTCTTGTGCATGGTAGTACGCTACTCGTTTAGCGGTGTCCTGCGCTTCAAGTGGGTCAGCAGGTGCGCTAAGGATCCAAACAGCCTGGTATCTCTCTGAGCTGGTCTGTACGAGTATCGAGGGTGATACTAGTAGGCTCTCGGGAGGACACGTGTCTAAGTCGGCCCATATGGTCGGACAAGCCTCCACGTAGACCTTTTTGCGCTCTGGTCTGTCGAAGAGCATTGGACAGAACCATAGGTCGTGAGTCATCACGGACTGTTCGATGTAGTGACTCAGACCTGATAACTCGTCTGGCCATTTGTAGAACCGCTCGTCGAAGATGCCCTTTCCTGCAACGCGTCGAGCTATGCTTACATACCCACTAGACACGTTCTGGAACACAACTCTGAAGAACGTTTCCCGTTTGGCAGCAATGTCGGCACCTGTGATTGGAATCGTAGACATGCCGTCCTTGGATAGGTGGCCCCGATACTCAGCCGGGAGAGGTGAGTATCGGGGCCAAACTGATTAGGGAAGAAGTGAAGAGTCGCGGTCGTCGCTGGACAACGCAACAACGCGCTTGACGTCGTTCACGGTATCGCCGTTGTACTCACGCTGGGCGATCACCCCGATCAGCTCCGTACCTACGAGATCGGACGGCTCGAAGTCCAGCTCACCGTCAAGGTCTGTGTCTTTGAACGACCCCGTTGCACGCAGAAGCGACTTCAGGTTGAAGAGAGTCTTCTCGTGGATCACGGTGTTCATCCAGACCTTACGGCCGCGGTACTTCTCGTCGCCCTGGCGGTTGGACTGAACTGTGAACTCCCAGTTGATCATCGGAACGCCTGCGCCCAGTTTGCCTGAGCCTCCAGTTTCCCGCATCTCGTAGTCGGTGATCTTGAGAACGTATCTGCCAGCTGGGAGAGGTTCGAAGGAACGATCTTCTACGTCAGTTAGGTTGATTCGCATCATGCTCCTTTGATGTGGTTGTAGATGTCCGACATGGTTGGTGCTTCCATCAACTCAGGAAGCTTGCCGCTTCTGTCCTTTGCTACTTGTCGTTCGGTTCCTTGTGTTAGTGCCAGTAGTTTGATCTCTCGTTCCCTTGCCGGACCCACCTCCTTCTTGTATAGGTATACAACGATGTCGACGTAGCCGGCTACCTCTCCTTTCATCTTACCTGGGAGCATAGGACGTAGTTTGAAGGTTCCGGTACGTTCATCTCTGTCTTCGGAAACCAGAGCCGTGAAGATAGTGTTGCAGGGTAGGTCGCGCAGAGCGCGAACAAAACGACGGACTTGTTCTCCGTTTTTACCCCACTCTCGCAGACTTGCAATGTCAGGGTCTCGCTCTGCATCTTTCTTCACCACGTCCTTCATGATCTCTTGCATGGAGAACTTCTGCACCTCAGACAACGAATCGATGCACACAGTCCTGTACGGGTTCTTGTCGTACAGGCTGCCGTACAAACGATCCATTGCAACCCACGATGTTAGCCGGACGACATCGACGTCGGTGTAGTCTCCTGCAAGACTAAGAGTACCGCCTTCAAAGTCAAGGAGCAAGACGGGGGACATTTCCGGTTGCAGACAGCTAGAACCTGCAAGTCGGGTTTTGCCGACCCCCGGATCGCCGTATACCAGCAAGTTGATGAAGACGTCTGTAGTGGGTTTTGCAATGCGCATCCCCGCAATCGTGTCCGGCTTCAGTTGTTCAGGTTGTTCGAGTAAGTCCTTAGCTGACAGGGACACTGCTTCTCCGTTCATAGAGTTCGTCAAGTATTGTGTCTGGGTCTCGACCTTCATGTAGTGCTAAACATGGTGCGAAGAACATGCACCCGTTGCAGTTGAAACGCGAGGGTGTAGGGTAGATGGTCGGGTTCCCAAGCATTTCAACTGCCTCGAGCTTGATGCGTTGTTCAACGATGTCTAGAGTCTTCTTGTTGTAGGACACCTTGGTCCGCCGTACGAACTGCTTCGGATTGTCCTTCAGATACTGGAGCATTGGCAAGTATGGCTTGACCTTGTAACCTCCCTTCCTGATCGTTTGTAGGTACACCTCGAAGGACGTGTCCTGGTTCTTGGCAACAGAAAGCCCGCCGTAACTCAAGACGCGTGGTGGCTTGGGAACCTTCTTGTACAACTCGTTGTAGATGACTCCACGCACTTCTAGGCCTAACTGTTCCCTTATGGCCCAAGCGTACGAGCTGCACTGGTCATCAAGCGCCAGCCACTCCGTTTGGGCGAGCTGCGCTGTTGTTTTGTGGTCTACCAACCAGTAACCGTAATCGTCTTCCACAACCAGGTCGATACGTCCTTGGTACACGACGCCTTCGAGTCCTGGTATAGGAACCTCGAACTCGATCTCCACCAGGATCGGTTTGAAGGTGTCATGTTCTGGAGCCCACAAAAAGTAGTGGTCGAGCATTCCCAAGCCAAGTGCCTTCAACTCCTCGAATCGTGTCTCGAACTCAAGGGCCCCGATGCGTACTTTGGATTGCACATCCTTTATGGACTCGAGAAAGGCCTGAACAGCATTGCCCTCTTTGTCCACGGTCCCCCACGTTGCTGGTTGATAGTACGCTTCTAGGGCTTTGTGCATTGCTGTCCCGAAGTCTAGTGCCTCTACACGTTGAACAGGTTCGTAGTTCTGCCGGATCTTAGACGTGAAGTTCCATAACACACGACACCGCTTGAAGAACTGTCGGTCCGAAGTCCTAATGATTTGCACTACTAATATCTTAATCTGCCGTCTCAGTTGATCTCACGGGTTCTCTTTTGACGGTTCAAATCTTTTGGAACCACTCGGAACCCACTGCTCGATCGGAACGTATACAGGTACGGCTACACACGGGGTTACGTCTGGACGACGTGGCCTGAGCCAGATTGCCACTATCCATCTTCCGCCGGCTGTCTGGATGGGCTCAATGAGTTCGATGATCACTTGTCGAATCGGAACCGCATGAACTGTGGGTGTCTGTATCCGTCGACTAGCACCCCGTAGTGCTTGATTTCGATCCACTTCCCCATTAGCGCCTGCCTGTTCTTCGTGATGAACTCCCGCGTCTCGTCGTCCATCCCGCTACAGTTACCGATCACTCCGTTAGGCGCCTCCCAGGTAATCGCCCCGATCATCTCGGCGAACTTGCCTTGCCCCTTCGTGTAGCCGATGATCTTAACGTCTACGGTTTCTTCCGCCTTCCACTTGAGCCAGGACTTGTGACGCTTGCCGGCGTACGGCGACTTGATGTCCTTAAGCACACTCCCTTCGAGGAACCGCTCGATGTTGGCTGCGTGCTGATCGACCGTCGGTACGTAGAGCGGCATCAGCTGTACGTAGGCGCCCTCTGGTACTAGGGCGTGCAGGTCAGCTTGCCGCTGTTCGAGTGGCACTTGCCGATGATCGTACTCGTCGATACGCAGTATGTCGAATGCCAGAAAGGATAGCCACTGGTGGGTTTCTTCCTGCTTCATAATACACGTGTCGACATAGCTTCCCAAGCACCGCGCTGTGAAGTTGAAGTCTGGATTACCGTCGGGATCCAGGTACACAACCTCGCCGTCAAGTCTGAACGAGTGACCGGAGTTCTTAGCTACGTTCTTGAGCCACCGTTCGACCATTGGCATCTTGCCTGTCGCATCATGCTGTGTACGCGTCCAACAAATGGCGTGCTCAGGCGTTACTTCAATCTGCATCCGCCAGCCGTCGACCTTTGGTTCCATCACGTATCGAGTCTTGGGGAGTACTTGGAACTCCTCCAGCGAGATGGTCTTGCACTGCGTCAACGGGAATGGTGTGTTATTCATCTCCTAGGATCCTCCTTATCCAGGTTTTCTTCAGTTCGAGTCGTTGTGCTTTTCCCAGATCCACCGTCCCTCTCGCCATGATGTCAATGACC